CTCACGCCGATGGCGTAGTAATTGGTATTTGTGGACAATCCAGCGGGCAATGCTCCGCCGGTATTGCATAGCCGTACCACGTCGCCGGTTGCAATCGGGTGTCCGGTTGCTGTGAGTACGTTGGTCGTTGCGTTGACAGTAAACGGCGTTGCATAGCCAGCAACGAAGTCAACCGTTACGGCTTGCGGGTGATCGTAGGTTACGGGCCATGTAGCGTTGTAAGCCAATTCGATGCATCCTGGCACCTCGTCATACTCAACAACGTAGCTCGATGCCGATAGCGTTTGCGTGTCTGCTGCTTGATCCAGGTACGTGATGCCTGTTACCGTGCGCAATGGGGCTTTCAATCGCATCTCACCAAAACGCTCAAACGTCGCGCGCATGGCCTGCGTCATCATCAGCCGGTTTGTTGCACCTTCTGCATGACCACGCGCAGCAGTAATGAGCGCAGTAATCAGTGCATCCTCATCGCTGCCATCTATCCTGCAATGTGCTTTCGCTTCGGTGAGGCTGATTGGCTCGGCTGTAACGCCTGTGCGGATGGTGATGTTGCCGTGCATTTACTTGGCCTCGTCAACAGGCATAAAAAAACCCGCCGTAGCGGGTTGTCCTTGAGCTGTTTTCACAAATCATGCGGGCGGATTAGCCGTTGGTCCGGTCATCGGGAAGCCGAGTACCGGGATTACGCACAACAAAGCGGCAGAGGCATTTGCGGCAGGTGTAATGGTCAGTCGCACGTAGCGCTTTGATCCCTTGTAGCCAACCTTGAACACCTTGTTATCGTCGCTAAAAATGAAGCTCGCAAGGGCTTCCGTTCCAACCAGATAAGCGTCATCAACCGCAGCAGCATCAGACAGATTCGCCGCCGCACCGTCCTCCACCAGTACGGTGAACGTCGCATCGGCATCGGCCAGCGAACCAGTTGCAATAAGGAAAGTCAGTGCATCAAAACCAAGTGTGTCGATGATCTCGCTGACTTGCGCCGTGGTGTCGGATACCGACACAGGAGAGATGCCGCGTTTCGGGTAGAGATTATTTAGTTGATCGCGCATGGCGAGTCCTTTACTTGAGAGATGCGGCGTAAGCTACCGCGTCAGGATGTGGGTCGATATGGCCTGCCGCCACTCCGAGCGCAAGCGCATCGGGATGGAGTTCAACAACATCGTCAGCATTGCCGAACACACCCGTTACCAACACCCTCGCCTTGATTGACGATGGTGTTGGTGCGGGTGCTGGCAGTTGGGTAGGCGTTTCCGCCTGTTTACCCCTAGCCATGATGGCTACGACGCGGAATTAGCGTAATGCTTAACCGCCGACGTATCAACCAAGTTGCCGCCGGTACGCATCCACCCGCAGAATCCAACCTGCCCGTTCAAGGCGAAGGCCGAATCATCGAAGCGGCGCATAATCACGCTATCCTTGATGTCGCGGATTTTGTACTGCGACAAATCGCCAAAAGCGATGGACTTGGCGTTGGCAGCCATTACCGCTACGTCGTCGTTCGTGGTGACAGCATGCCCAAGCAGCATGTCAGGCTCACCAGCAGTGATGGCGGGTTGCCATATTGGTTGTCCGGTGGAGTCCTTGATCTTGGACACGATGGCAACCGAAAGGTCGTTCATCATCCACTTGCCACGCTGGCGGTAGGCGCGGTTGACAGAGTGCTTCAAATCAACCAGGTCATCGTAGATCACCGTGAGCGTCTGGCCTGTGGTGCCGGTCTTTCCTGCGCTGGTGCGTGCCAGAAGTCCATAAGGCTTGCTGGAGCCGTCGCCTGTGGTGTAGTGGGTGTTAGTGATGCGGCCCAGGCGAGTTGCCAAGCGCTTGACCACAAAGCCAACCACGTCGATAGCGCTGTCAGAGATGAGCTGCCACGGCAAAGCAATCTTCTTAGAGCTATACATAAACGGATTCAGAGCCACTGTGCCGAACGTAATATCCGCTCCGGTAGCAGCCCCATTTTCCGCCACAATTTCGCCGGTTTCAGCGGTTCCGTCAGATGTGGGGAAGTTCCAAGGATTCCCGCCTTCTGTGGTCAGAATTTCTGCCACGTCACGCATGCCGCCATAAGCCTTGAGCGCGTCGATCACCATTGCAGATACTTCGGATGGCACCGTGTATCCGCCTTCGGTTGTAGTCGTTGTGGACATTGCGTTGCGAATCGCAATGGCTTGCTCGGCGGTTACGTTGTTTCCAAAGCGAAGGTACAGGGCGACTGCCTGCATAGCGCCAATCTCTGTCTGATCTTGGCCGGTTTTTGCCGCGCGCTTGCGGGCGTCATTGCTGGCATCGTTAAAGAAGTTTTCAGCTTCCAGTTCGCGCATCTGTTCCAGGCGCTTGATACCGGCTTTTGCGTCCTCGATTTGATTGATAAAGCCGTCGTATTGAGCTTGCTCTTCGGTAGACCAGCTTGCACTACCCTTCGATTCGATCATGTTGCGGGCTTGTTTTGCGAGCGCTTCGATTTTCTCGCGCAGTTCTTTCAGTGTCATATTTGACCTTTTAAAGTGAATAACGGGGCAACCGGCCCCATACGGTTTGCTCGCGCGAGAGCGCTATGCAATCGAGAGCCGCAGCTTGTTTGCGTTGGCGGTAGACATAAAAAAACCCGCGTTAGCGGGTTGTTCTTCTTTGTCGGTAATCGGATCGGTAGGCGGAGGTTCAGGCGGCGATGCTAGCTCCTTTGGCACATTGGAGAATGCCGCGAGGTTCCAGGTGTTTTTTGTCTTGCCTTCGGCGGTTGTAATGGAGTCAATGAAGCCCTCGGCCTTCGCTTCTGCTGCACTAAACCAAGTCTCTTCGTCCATCCATGCGCGTACTTGCTCCTCATCCTTGCCGGTTTTTTTTGTGTAGTCGTTGACGATTGCACCCTCTACTTTCTCAAGCAGATCGGCAGTTTCGCGCATGTCCGTCTTATCTCCCCATACCATCGCACTAGCATTGTGAACCATGAAGAATGCACCTTCCGACATACGCACTTCACCGCAGGAAAGCGCAATACTGGTAGCTGCACTGGCGCAAAGTCCGTCTATGTGAGCGATGGTCTTACCTTGGAATCGACCGAGAGCGGCCATGATGGCGCGGCCCTCAAACACATCCCCCCCTGGAGAGTTGATAAAGACATTCAAGGTCTTTGCATCACCCGCAGTGGCGATGGCGTCAATGACTGCCATGGCACTCACGCCCCAATAAGGATCAATCACATCGTATATGTAGATGCTTGCCTCATCGCCATTACTGGTGACTGCATTGGCGGGTCGTTTCGCGCGCCCTGCGTTATCACGCAGAAGTTGTAGTATTTTCATTTTTCCCTTTCTGTACCGCGCTTGGATCGAATATCACATCACCACCAACAACTGGCGGAAGACCTTTTTGTTTGCGAATCTCATTAACCGTAAGCCAGCCTTGACCAGTTCCAGGGCCACCCAGCGCTGCGCGGTTGTATTCAGCTTGCGCCTTGCTGTCGCCTTCAATCAAGTCGCCCAAATCGAAGCGAACGAACTTTCCGGTATCTCGCGGGAACAGCTTTCGATTCAATTCCTGTTCAAGCCGCTTCAAATGCAGCCGCAGGGTGTGCATCACGAAGTCGCGGGCTTGTTGCTCATACCCAGCTCCGACTGCGGAAGAACCAGACGTTTCGCCTATCATGTGCGGGGGGACACCAAACGCCCTGGCTATGTCAACCACCTGGAATTTGCGCGCTTCCAGTAATTGCGCGTCCTCGGCAGATAGACTGATTTCCTTAGCGTCCAAACCCTCGGTTAAAACAAGCGGGTAGCGATGTGCGTTTTCAACACCTGAGTATTTCTCAACGAATGCCTCGCGTAACTGCCGCTGTTGCCCTTCTCCCATAACCGTTGGAGACTTCAGGATGATGGAAGGGTGTGCTCCATTGGCAAAAAATTTACCCGAATACTCATCCATCGCCAGCGCGTTACCAATGGCGTTTTTTGCACCGTAAGCAATAACGCTCATGGAGCGTAGGCCATCGAATCCATTACCTGGGAAGTGCAGCACATCGTAAGGTTCAAGCCATGTATTTATGCCGAACTCTGGAAGCGACACCCAGTAACGAACAGACCCGTCTGGTTGCCTCCATGGTTGCACCGAATGCCACGGCAACGGGACCAATTCGGCAATAGAGTTGTTCATCCTGCGGCGAATCCAGGTATAACCGTCGCCGCGTAGAAGTTGCTCGCTTACTTTGTTATCCCAATGGCTGGTAGCCGTGTACTGGGTATGCGGCTGCTCATTTAGTAGATACCACAGCGCATCGCGCGGCATCTTGACTTCGGTATCGCCCTTGATTTGCAACACATCCAGGCGAAGAGTTGATATGGAGCCTGCAATCTTCTGCCTACATGCAGAAACAGCGCTAACACGCTGGGCGGATAAAGGGGAAACAACGATACCAGATGCGCCAGGAGAAACGCCAAACGCCTCCATCACACTACCTGAATATGTGACAGTGGCCTCGTTTTGCGGGCGCACTTCTTCCCGCCGCCCAGTGAAATAAGCAGCGATGTTTGAAAAAATACTCACAATAAAACGAAACCTTGTGTTATTACGGACGAGACTCCAACCTCGGACGGCATTACGCCGATGGCCATAGCAAGTGCCACCATGCCGTCTATCCGTCTTGTTTGTTTGCGCTTGTCGAACTTGCGGGCACCAGAATCGCCGACTACCGTTGCATTCTTCGCACACATCTCAAGTATTGGGTGATTGCCATGGCGCAACTTCTTGCCAAGCAGTTTCACTTCCAACTCGCGAAGCGCTGGTGTCATAGACGCCGTGCCCTGCCCAAATGGAACAAACTTTTCAAGCTCCTCTTCCGAAAAGCCAACCTTCACCAGCCACGGGCGAAGGTGCACCATGTTGTATCTGTCAAACCCAAGCGCCTGCACGTCGCATCTGTCAAAGAGTCCACGCAGATATTCAGCAACAAACTCATATTCAATTGCGCGGCCCGGTGTCGTATTCAAGTAGCCCTGTTTTTGCCATAGATCGTATGGAACACGGTCTTTCCTGCTCTTTTCGACAAGACCTTCATGCGGCAACCAAAACGCAGAATGCACACTGCCATCTTCTGCAACAGACACAAGAGCCGTCAAATCGTTGACGCTGGACAAATCAAGACCTGCCCAGACTTTTGTGCCTGCTATGTCACTAGGCTGCTCGCCGTTTTCTTTCCATACGCTTCCAGCGACAAACGGAGCAACCGCTTCAACGCGCTGGTTTAACACCAAATTACGAAAACTAGGCTCGTTTGCAGGCATCGCCATAGCTGACTTACATTGCTTTTCAATGTCTGCTATGCTTCTAAAAATCCCCATGGCTGGATTAGCTGCTGCCCATGCTAGCCTATCGTCTAGCTGGCAATCTTTTGGAGCTTCATAAACATGGCACACAACGCGAGGGTCTGGCGCGTTGCGTTGGGAATCTATCCAAACACTTAGTAAATCAGCATCTGTCGGTGCTTGCGTAGAAATAGCAATCAACAGCGGATTGGTGTAAGCGCCTTGCGATGATGTTATAGCTTCAACAAAAGGATCAGTAGGCCCCTCTATCTGACCTATTTCATCCAATATCGCCAGCGACAAGCTCATGCCGTGCGCTGTCTTTCCCTCGGCGCTAAGAGCCTTGTACACAACATTTTTTGAAAGCCCTATCAATCGCTTTCCAGAAGGCTGAACTCTGACCAACTTAGATAGAACAGGAGACATTTCTATCATGCGCCTTGCAAGCTCAAAAATTACTGCTGCCTGCTCCTTGCTGTTAGCCCCACTAGCAATCTGACTATTGGCAATCGCTTCAGGCCCAACCAAATGGGCTAACAGCAAACACGCAATAGTTGCAGTCTTTGAATTCTTACGAGCTATAGAAAGAATTGCAGTGTGCGTACCAACAGGGGAATCATAAATTTCCCTGATAAACCTCTCTTGAAAAGGTTGTAGTTTCAGAGGTTGCCCGCGCAAATCACCTTCAGGAACTATGATGTAACGGTGAATGAACTCGATAACCTTTTCAGCACGAGTCATTTTGCTGACAGGTTTTGATTTACGAGTTGCCAATTTCAATCCCTGCGCTAATAATCATCTGTATGTTGACGTACTTTGGTGACACACCAAACTTCGCCGCATAGACTTTTTTAGCCACATTCACAGCAGACATTCTCGCTCTTGTATCTTCGTTATGCGACTTTCCACCGAAACCAAAACGCACTTCTCTGCTGAAATATGCTTGCCTAATTTTCTCTACATGAGCGTTAGACAACTTACGACCAGTTAGCGCAGATCGCATATTCTCAACATGAGACTCAGACAGCTTACGACCTTTTAGCGATGCACTAAGTTTTTCCCTCGCTTCGCCAGACTTAACAAGTCCTTTATGACCTTCACTTTTACGTCTCCGAGTTTCATCGGAATCTTTGACACCTGTTTTAGCCAAAGAAATTTTCAGACAGTGTGATTCCGTCTTGATGCGTCCTTTTAGCGCCTTTGATACCTTTTCCCTAGCTTCTTTGGTTGCCATTGGATTAAATCCAGCAGCGTGCCGTTCACGTGTCTTTTTCTTAGACAACTCAGAGCATGGGACACCCCACATAGGGTGATCTTCTCCTGTGAATCTACCTTTCATAAGCATAGAGTGTGCTGATGCAGCTTCAACTCTTGCTTTTGCGTAAACACGGCGAGAAATGAAAACGTATCTTTCGCTCTGTGGTCGTTTATGGGAAGTCATCAACATCGCACACACTGCGTGCCACATCCCGCCACCATGTACTTTCGCCAGAAGCAAGTGAGCAAACAAATGATCTTCTGGAGTCAGCCTAATGATGTTTGACTTCTCATCACCACCCCCAAGCGCTCTTGGCAATATGTGGTGCTTTTCAAAGTAATCCGGTTTAACAGGTTGCTTTGTCAAACGGTCAGCGATGAACTCGCTGTAAATTCGTTCATAATTCATGCAGCTCGATGCCTCTGATACAGGTTGAGAGTTAGATGCCTGTATCGCGTACCACCGCTTTACAGGCATTGATATTTTACGCTAGCAGCTCATCCTCAATCTCTGTTTTGAGCTTGCGTGATTGACGCTCTACCTTACGGGCAGGGTTTTCGTTGCGCGCGTCGCCAGCGATTCTTCCACCCATGCGCAAGGTACGCATCAATGCCATTTCCCGCCTAGCGAACTGCTCAAGCACAGAGACACGCGGATTCACAACCATCGTCCCTTTGTCATTCGCAATTACAGTGCCTTCATCATCTAGGCACGCTTGCTCTTTTTCTATATCATGTAGGCATCGCGCAAGTTGCGCAGCTACTACTAAATCAGCTTCGGTCCATTCGTCGCGCGCGCGCGCGCGCACCACACAAACCCAAAACACATGATCGCCTTCGCGCAGTCTTACATGGTCAGGCGGCTGCAAATCACCCTTTGCAGCGTTGAGCATGGCCTTAACAGCCGATGCGGCGGAGTCGGAACGATTGCGTTTGGTGGCCATTTAGCGGCGAATTGTGTGTTAGCAGTAAATTGAGGGGGGACATACGGTCTAGGAGGGCGCAGGTGCCAAAGACGTTGCCGCCCCTACCTACCAGACCACACGCCCAGACGCATCAAACACCGATCTAGCGGCGTGCCGACCCTCTTCCTGCGCCTTGGTTGTATCATGGCACTATTCCAAGGCGTAAAAAAAGCGCCCTTTGGCGCTTAACTAATTGAACGAATCCTAGCGTTTACTTTTTGGGCCAGAGTTCCCATATCTTGGCACGAGCGCAGCTTCAAGTGATGCGCCACGACTAAGCCTAGATTCAATCGTATTCCTAGAAACTCCCAGATACTTAGCCCATTCGGCCTTACACATCGATAAGCCATGAGCCGACCATATTACTCCGTTCGCCCTCATGGTTTTTGCCATCTTATGGCGACCGCGCTGCTGATTACACACGGCACAAGCTGCGGCCAGATTTTCGATTCTGTTGTCAGTTACCACATCGTTTAAGTGGTCAACATGCATATCTGACCACGAAACAGACTTACCGCAGCAATGGCATGAAAACGGGCCGTCTCCATGTGCATCGTAGTAAACAACACGATGCTGATAAACACGTGAATGCGATCCAGCTCTTAACGGATGACCTGGAGCGTACTCAAGCAAATATCCACCAGAATGCACCAAATTCCCGTCTGTTACTGTGTTGACGACATCAAACGAGCCATTCCTGCGCCGCCGCATGTAATGAGCTTCGCATATTGTGTCTTTATCTCTACACGCTACAGACTGGCACCCTTCTATTGTGCAAGTTTTTTTAGGCTTCGCAGATAACGCGGCCTTACGCCTGTCAGATGCGCATTTATCAGAGCAAATGCGTCGAGTATTACCTTTACCCAATGGGTAAGAAAACGGCTTGCCACACTGCAAGCAAGTAGAATGCATATCAGCCATGATGACCTCTAGTTCAGGTTGTTTGGTTAGAACCTGCACAGTGCTTCAACACTTTGCAGGTTCGATCATTTTACCAAATCACACGGCCTTGCGCGTCAAACTTGGTACGGACTTTTCCGCTTTTCTCGGCCATCTGAGCGTCGGAATCATGGTGTCTCTTACAGAGACCTTCCCAGTTTGATCTGTCCCAAAATAACGCTTGATCCCCACGATGCGGAATTTTGTGATTCACCACATCAGCGGCGGTTACTCTTCCATCAGCCTGGCACATCACGCAAAGCGGATGCGCCTTGAGATATGCAGCTCTTGCCTCGCGCCACTTATGACCGTATCCACGAGCTGCGGCTGACTGTTTATCCGTGCGCCAGCTTGTTGCCTGTTGTTTTGTTTTGGAGCTGGCCATAAAGCAAAAAGCCAGCTAATGCTGGCTTGTATGGGCGTGCGAAAGCATCGTACATGCCCGCTACTCTTATCCGGGGCGACCGCCCCATTTATCCGGTGCGCGCATACTATCAGAATTTTTTGCGTGTTGCAAGCGAAGCATAAGGCGTTGGTGCATAAATCGCAGGTGGCGCCTAAAATCTCCACCGGAGTGACATCTGGAGAGGAGTAGGTCATGGAAACGCAAGCACCCGCATCGGAGAATTTTGCCTCGAGTGCTGTCAAAGCCAAATACCGAGTGACAAACTGGCCTGAGTACGATCGTGCATTGGTGCAACGAGGCAGCCTGACGGTGTGGTTCGACGAAGAATTTGTCCGAAATCACTGGAGTCCCGATCGCACAGGCAAGCGTGGAGCGCCGCTGAAGTACTCGGATATGGCCATTCAGGTGTTACTGACGTTGAAGGCGACGTTCCGTCTGACCTACCGCGCCCTGGAGGGGTTTGGCAGATCATTGATGAAGTTGATGGCACTGGAGTTTGATGTTCCAGACCATACGCACATGGCTCGACGTGCCAAGGGACTGACGGTACAGATACCGCGCAAGAACCGCACAGGCCCCAGTCACATTGTGGTGGATTCAACCGGGCTGAAGATATACGGGGAAGGGGAATGGAAGGTCAGGCAACACGGGGCAAGCAAGAGGCGGCGTTGGATCAAGTTGCATTTGGCAGTAGATGCAGACCAGAAGGATGTGGTAGCTGTAGAGGTCACCACGGAGGAATGGCATGACTGCGAAGTGTTTGGGGGTCTGATCGAACAGGTTGAGGGTAAGATTGAGCAGATTGATGCCGATGGGGCCTACGACACAGCAGAGTGCTACGAAGTTGCGCAGGCTGCCGAGGCGACTTTAGTCGTGCCGCCACGTGAAAATGCTGTGCAGTGGGAAGAGGGACACCCGCGTACCGAGGCTGTGAAGCAGATAAAGGCCATAGGAATGGAGGAATGGAAAAAGGCCAGTGGCTACCATGAGCGCAGCATTGCGGAGAACGCGATGTACCGAATCAAACAGTTGTTTGGGGATAAATTGGCCTCACGGCTTTTCGAGACTCAGGTCGTCGAGGCGCATACCAGGGTGGCGGCCATGAACATAATGACCTACCTTGGCATGCCGATTTCTGTTCGTGTAGGGACTACTTTTGCCTAAAAAAGCAGCACATTGGGTAAGCTCGTCTGGAAAATATTTATGCACCAACGCCTGTTTTGTTGCGCATGTTACCTTGGTAAAATGATGCGATGAATACCACACTACCAACCAACTACGAACGAGTAAAAC